GTCTTCCGACAAAGACATGCTTCAACTTCTAGACGAAAAGACTCAGATCTATTCAACCCACAAGAAGAAGATCGTCACTAGCGAAGATGTTCTTAAAGAGTATAGAATTCATGTTAATAATTTTGCAATAGCAAAAGCACTGTGCGGAGATTCTTCGGATAACATACCGGGCATAAAAGGCTTAGGCTACAAAACAGTTTCTTCTAAATTTCCATTCTTAGGTAAAGAAGACGCTGTCATCTTGCAGGATGTGCTTAATTATGCAGCGAGCCATGCCTCGGAAAGTGTTATTTACGAGAGAGTGCACAACGAATCGAGTGCTGTGCAAAGAAATTGGAACCTTGTTTATTTAGACGGAAGTATGCTCTCTGGAGATCAAACATCAAGGCTTCAAAATGCGCTGGATACATTTGTGCCTCGAGCGAATAGGATTGAGCTTATCAGGTCGCTGATAAAAGAAGGAATCAATGACTTTGATGTTGATAGATTCTTTTACGATTTTTCTTGCATCGAAGGATTAAAGAACGCTACAAGGACACATCATGACTGATAGTGAACAAATGCCGAAGACTGGAGTTGTCTCTTTTGGACAGTTTGGCAAGACTTTTCAAGAAAAGCTTGTGCAAGCTCTGCTCACTGACACAAAGTGGGCAGAACAGATGATGGAAGTAATTAATAACGGCTATTTTGAGGTCAATTATCTCAAATTTCTCTCAGACCGTTATTTTTCTTACGCAAAGAAGTACAAAGTTTTCCCTACCTTGCAGCTCTTAATCACGATTATAAGAGACGATCTTAAGACAGGCACTGACATCATTCTTCGAGATCAGATTATTGATTATTTGCAGAGGATGAAAGCAAACCCAGATCCAGGAGACTTACAGTTTGTGAAAGATAAGTCGCTTGATTTCTGTCGAAAGCAAGCCCTTAAGAAAGCCCTCGAAGATGCAGTTGATCAAATTGCTGCAGAACGTTACGAATCTATCGTAGAATCCATTAAGAAAGCAGTTCTAGTTGGAACTGCCCCCCAGCTGGGGCACGACTTTTTTACTGATTATGAAGCTAGATTCACGCGTCTTCAAAGAAACTGCGTCTCAACGGGTATTGATGAAATTGATAGAAAAGATATTTTAAACGGCGGCTTAGGATCTGGCGAGATTGGCGTCATAGTAGCTGCAACAGGTGTAGGTAAATCTCACTTTCTCACTATGCTTGGCGCTAACGCTTTAAAAGAAGGCAAAAACGTTCTACACTATACCTTTGAGCTTTCTGAAACTGCTGTCGGTGTCAGATATGATTCAAACCTCTGTGACATAGATTCCAATCAAGTCATCGATCGCAAGAATGAGGTCATGGAAAAATATAAAGATATGAAGCTAGGTCGACTCATCATCAAAGAATTTCCAACCAATACTGCGTCTATCTACACAGTTCGCTCTCACATTGAGCGGCTTGACGTTAAAGGTTTTCGTCCCGATGTAATTATCATTGATTATGCAGACATCATGAGGTCTACGAGGCAGTTCGATTCTTTGAGGCATGAATTAAAGCTTGTTTATGAAGAGCTTAGAAGTTTTGCATCAGAAAAAGGGATTCCAATTTGGACTGCATCGCAATCCAATAAAGAAGGGTCAAGTAGTGAAATAGTCGATTTAAGTAATATGTCGGAAGCTTACGGCAAGGCAATGGTCGCAGATGTCGTTCTTTCTATCTCTCGTAAGTCCCATGAGAAGGCAACGGGTTGGGGTCGTCTATTCGTCGCAAAAAATCGTGCAGGAAGAGATGGTCTAGTATATCCAATCAAGATTGACACTGCGAGAAGCAAGTTTGAAGTCGTTGGCCAAGCTGGCACACTTGAAGACTCCAAAGCAGACGATGATGTTGCTCAGAAGAAGGCACTTAAAGCAAAGTGGGAAGAATTAAAAAAAGAACTTCCAGCAAAGAAAACTAACTTTGAAGCTAGCATTTCTTTAGCAAATGTTGTATAGTTAGAATCCACGCAAAAGAGAAAAATATGACGTACACACGTGATGAAGCAATTAAGGCGTCTTTAAAGTATTTTGGCGGAGATGAGTTGGCAGCAAGCGTATTTGTTGATAAATACGCGCTGAGAGATGCGACAGGTAAACTTCATGAGTTGACACCCACAGACATGCATCTTAGACTGGCTCGTGAGTTTGCTCGAATCGAGGCCAAGTATCCGAATCCGATGTCTGAGAAGGAGATCTTCTGCCTCCTCGCTGATGTAGAACACATCGACATCTCACAGAGAGCTGTGATGTCCCTTAAGGAGCTAGCAAAGGAATCTCGTGGCTTCGGCGCAGTCGTTCCGCAAGGTTCTCCAATGTCTGCTATGGGCAATCCGCACAAACTCCAGTCACTCTCAAACTGTTTCGTGATTGATCCTCCACAGGACTCCTACGGCGGAATCCTCTTCACCGATCAAGAACAGGCACAGATCATGAAGAGGAGAGGTGGTGTAGGCTTTGACATCTCTACAATTCGTCCTAAAGGATTGAGTACAGCAAATGCAGCTGGAACAACTGATGGAATCGGCGTGTTCATGGAAAGGTTTTCAAACACTTGCCGCGAAGTTGCGCAAGGCGGCCGCCGAGGGGCCTTGATGACTACCATTTCGATTATCCATCCAGAAATTGAGACCTTCATTAACATCAAACGAGATCTGAAGAAGGTGACCGGTGCAAATATTTCAATTCGTCTCACTGATGAGTTCATGCAGGCAGTTAAAGATGATGCATCTTTTACACTGCAGTGGCCCGTGGATGTACCGGTTGAACAAGCCAAGGTCACCAAGCAAGTCAAGGCCAAGCAAATTTGGGATCAAATCATCGACGCAGCGTGGAGTTCAGCGGAACCAGGCCTGCTCTTTTGGGATACAGTAAAGAAGCGCACTCCGACCGAGGCTTATGCGTCTGTTGGATATGGAAACGTTTCAACAAATCCGTGCGCCGAGCTCGTGTTATCTCCGTACGATTCCTGTAGGTTGCTTCTTGTCAACGTTTATAAGTTCGTCAAAAATCCATTCACATCTACGGCTTCATTTGACAACGTCGGATTCAAGAGCGTCGTTCAAAAGGCACAAAGGTTAATGGACGACTTGGTTGACCTTGAGATTGAGGCTGTCGATAAGATCATCAATAAGATTAAAAAAGATCCTGAGCCGGAAGCTGTGAAACTCGCAGAGATCAATTTGTGGGAAAAAATTAAGACAGCAACTGCAGGTGGCCGCCGCACCGGATTAGGTGTGACAGCAATAGGTGATACACTTGCAGCGCTAAATTTTGTCTATGGAACCAATATTTCGATTGAAATGACAGAGACGATTTATCAATCTATGTGCGTCAATGCCTATAAGTCGTCTATTCAAATGGCCGCGGAGCGCGGAGCATTTCCAGTCTTCTCTCACAAGCTCGAAGAGAAACAACCATTCATCCAGCAGATCCTTGAGGCAGAACCCGACCTCGTCGATGCCTATAAAAAGCACGGTCGTCGTAATATTGCTCTCACCACGACAGCTCCAGCTGGATCTGTATCAGTTCTTACCCAAACAACCTCCGGTATCGAACCGGCCTTTATGTTGTTCTACAAGCGTCGTAAGAAGGTCAACGGTGATGATCCCTCGGTTCGGGTCGACTTCGTTGATCCACTCGGAGATAAGTGGCAGGAATACACTGTCTACCACCATGCATTCAAGAAATGGATGGAGGTCAATCACAAGACCGAGGCAGATGTAGCAGAGTCTCCGTATCACGGTGGAACTGCCAACGACGTTGACTGGAAGAATTCTGTGAAATTGCAGGCCGCAGCGCAACGATGGGTGTGTCACGCAATAAGCAAAACTTGTAATCTTCCTAACGATGCTTCTAGGGAGCTCGTCGCAGAGGTTTATATGTCTGCTTGGGAATCGGGTTGTAAAGGTTTCACGGTTTATCGTGATGGTTGCCGAACCGGTGTTCTAGTGGCCGAGACGAAGCCCTCTGAGAAGAAGGTAGATGTTGCTAGTCAGCCGGAAACGCTGATAGAAAATCACGCACCAAAGCGGCCCAAAGAATTATCCTGTGATATTCACAGAATTAACGTCCGGTCAGGTGGTGACAACGAGAGCTATCTCGTATTGGTTGGTAAGTTAGCAGGCCTGCCATACGAAATTTTTTGTGGCTTATCGCAACACGTCGAGGTGCCGAAGAAATCGAAGTCAGGTATTCTAATCAAGAATGGCAAGAAAGACGGAGTCGCTACTTATAATTTAAGCATTCCTTTGGGCGACGACGACGAGCTCGTGTTTAAAAACGTTGTTGAATTATTTTCGAATCCTAATCATGGCGCGATGACGAGGACGTTGTCCCTTGCGTTGCGACACGGCGTTCCAGTTCAGTACATCGTCGAACAGTTGCAAAAGGATAGACTCAGTGGATTGCAGTCTTTTTCGAAGGCGATCTCGCGCGTTTTGAAGACGTACATTCCTGATGGAACTAAATCACAGTCGGACAAAACGTGTCCTTCTTGCGGAGTTGAAGGTCTAATCTACAGAGAAGGATGCGTGACGTGTGCATCTTGCGGGTGGAGTAAATGTGCGTAGCCACAAGTTAAGCAACTTTACAATCTACAGAATCGTTGTTGGCATGACAGTATGACTCATCTGCTCAGTGACGTTTTAAATAACCTAAGCATTCAACTAACAAATCATTGACAGCCGCCTATTTATAGTACCGACAATGAGCAAGCGCAGCAGTAATATCGTTGGTGGTTTTGAAGACAAGGTATATGATAATGTGAAGAAACGATTGACAGAAAAATGGCGTGGACAGTCGGTGCGTTCATTTGCAGAAGGTAATTTGACATCTATTCCTGAATTCGTGATTGATGAGTTGTCAGAAGAGTTTGTGAATAATCTTGGTAGGAGAATACTTGCTCAGATAAACGTCCAGCCTCTTGAACCTGAAACGCGCAGAAATATGAAGGCTCAACTTAGTGATCTTCTAGCTACGCTGAAGAAGGATCTAAAATCCACATCAAAGGGCCATCTTGATAGATTCTTTCAAGTATACTGACAACAACTTTAAAAACATAATGCAAAATGCTGGGTTGATCTTTTGGTCAACCCTTTTTTGTTCATAATACAGAATTTTTATAAGATCACATCATGCCTCCGCAGCCTAATAAAGTTGAACTCATTGGTTATTATGGATCTGATCTAACACACGCTTTATCAGCATGGACCTCTACGTCGAGAGAATTGACTGAAGAAAAGAGAAACAGAGTTCCTGCTCTGCTAAAGATGCTTGCAGAGAATGATCATCATTCGGTCTTCGAAAAAAGCTCACTGCACTTCCTTGTAACTACGGAGATAGCTACACACGTGCAGCTTCTCAAACATCGAATCGGTGTCTCTATCAATGCCGAATCTGCAAGATACAAAGAGCTAAAGGACGACAAGTATTATGTGCCGTCTGATTGGCCGCTCGAGGAACAAGAAAGATACATTGAGCACATGGAATCTTCTCTTCAAAAGTATCACGCTACACTTGACCGCCTTGTTCAAAACGGCATGTCTCGCAAGCGCGCGAAGGAATCAGCACGTCTTTATCTTCCCTATGGTAATCAAATCACTGCGGATGTCATGTTCAATTTTCGCAGCTTCGTCCACTTTCTTCGCCTACGATACTCAGATCATGCTCAAACAGAGATAAAAGAAGTTGCAAGATGCATGTTAGACTTGGTACAATCTACTGAGGCATTCACTGCTACATTAGAGGCCTTCGGCCTCGTGCACGAAAATAAAGTAAAGTAAAGTAAAGTAAAGCAAAGGAATCATTCTGTCATGAGCCGTCATTGTAATCTACCTTTTCACATCTACGTCAACGTTGACAATAAATTTCTCGGTCCAAACATGCCACCAGGCACAACACCGGGAATCTGGCACGCTGTTTATTCTAGAGAATACCAGACATTGTTGTGCCACGTCTTTCTAGAGTCGGGCGCACACTGGAGCGGACTACCTCTACATGCCCTCTCGACAAAGCAAGATTTTTCTTGGGAAAGAATGCAGTTGATGCCTTGGGCATCTATGGGCGACGATGTTGAGGCTTTCTTTGCAAAGTACTTAGAAGGATTATCTTGTGAAGTGCACCGTCCCTTCTCATCTAAAGGCAGACACACAGGTGTGATCATAGATTGGCTCGACGGCTATTCTAGGTATCCGTCAGAGCACAAGCCCCTCAATATGATTGAGCTTGAGAACGGTCAGTTTGCTCTGCTGCCGAATAATTTCTTGACATTAAGCGATAATCACTTCACCCACGCCGATGCAAAAGTAAATTTAAAGCACTACAGAAGAGGTGAAACAATCTACTGGGAGGAAGCGCACAATGTTGAAGATAAAAACCTACGTAGATAAAAGTTCCATACACGGTCTTGGTCTATTTTCAAAAGAATTTGTACCTGCCGGCACTGTTGTGTGGAAATACAATGAGTTCTTTACTGCAAAAATTCTCAAAGAAGTTATAAAAAATTTCTCTAATGAAGAATTATTTCATTTAGCCGAAGTCGATTATTACTGGATTGATGAGAATGGTGATTATATGTTTCCTTTAGATGGTGATAGATTTACCAATCATTCTTGCCATCCAAATGTGATACCTAAAACAGCAACATTATCAATCGCAGCTAGAGATATTCACCCTGGAGAAGAAATTACCAACGATTATAGAACTTTGAAACCGCAAGATCAGTGGAAAGATTACTACAATAATGAAGCAGATAAAAGCTAAAATAATAGTTGTAGAAGGTCCAGATAGAGTAGGTAAATTTACGCAAGCTCTTCTGCTCAAAGAGTATATTGAGAAGAAGGGAATGTTCGTTAAACTTATTGAAGTTCCAATTAGGTCAGCAGTGACTTACAGGCTGATATACTGGATGCTTAGAAGCGGTACTGCGAAAAAATATCCTAAAATCTTTCAAGTAATTCAGTTCCTGAATAGAAAGATTTTTCAGATGTTCAGACTGCCAAAATTGCAAAGCTTCTACGACGTCATCATATTTGATCGTTGGAGCTTGTCGACAGTTGTTTATGGCGCAGCGACGGGCGTTTCTGAAAAATTTACTTCGATTTTGACCAAATTGCTGAAGAAACCCGACCATACATTAATCTTTTTAGGTCGATCTTTTCCGCATGAAGCAGAAGATGTCTACGAAACTGATTCTAATTTGCAAGACAATGTCAGAATGCTATATTCGCAGTGGGCATCTAACAATCTTGAAGTATCCACAGTAATTAATTGTAGGCAAGAAAAGAAGAGAATTGCTAAAATGATTCAGTCTACGCTAGAAGAAAAAGACATTCTTCCAAAAATTTGAGTATAATTTACAAAAGAGGAAAATATGAAGTATAAAATTTCTGACGAAGTTTCGATGAGATTCATTCA